GGGGACCTCTGTTAACTGAGGTGGGACAACAACAACAACAACAACGAAGGTCTTTAACGGACTTTTGAAATCTATTGATTGATTTGGGTACTGGGGGCCACAAAAGCTGGGCATGGGACCCGTGAAATCACTGAGACATTCCTAAGTCATTGATATCATTGGATGCGTAGGTCAACGGATAGTGTATCCGATGACAAAACGTAGGATAGTGAACCCAGATCTAAGACATTAGATCCATTGACGTCAGAATTGTTAGGCTAACAGTCATAATCTTTAAGACAAATCGGGACCTAAGCCCACCAGAGTAAACCTCAGTCTACCTCAGTCTACCTCAGTCTACCTCAGTCTACCTCAGTTGATCCACGGAAGACCAAACCACCATGGGAGAAGACAAGAGACAGTCTGGGAGAGGACTGTAGTGTCAAGGGGTTTGGTCATCGGTAGATCACAGGTCGTCGTCACTGGTAGCTTCCTTCGTATAGGGGTCTCTTAGTACCTAAGTTGTATTTGGGGGTCTTTTGTCTACTTAAGAGGCATCGGATGCACAGGATTGGTCATCGGATAAGGGGCAAATAGTGAACATAGGGTTTTGTTGTGTGTTTTTACTTGCACAAGAATTAGGCAGTACCTAAGTGACCCTTGTATGGGCTTAGGTCCTAGGTTGGTGCGGGAGAGCTAACCTTTAGTACTCTTTAGTGTTACCCCCGCACCAGCTGCCTTACTTAGTTACTCTTCAGTAAGACAGAAGCTACAGAAGTCATCCTTAGATGGACCTCTGCAGCTGACACATGTCTTCCATATCACTCGCATGTTCTCTGGCCTGTCTGTGGGTCGTAGTAGCAAGCCTCAGCACCCTCAGCACCACCGATGTCAGTACCTGTGCCTTCCTCGACCTGTGGTTCAGCTGTGTCCTCACTGGTTGATGCATTGAGTATGCCATAGCGTTTACCACTGGCTCTGAAGGTTGTGCAGCCACTGGCACCACCATCATAGGCTTGCATGTAGACGTCCTTGAACTGTTCCCAGGTGACATCAGCACCTACGTTACATGTCTTAGAGCAAGCAGAGTCCACGTAGTGTGATGCTAGGTTGAGCACTGCCACATGGTCAAACACAGAAAGATCATCGGCCTTCTCTCCTTCGATCCCATGTACCCGGTAAGCATAGTCCTCTACTCGTTCTATCCTAGGTCCATCAAAGGTTTGGATCGTGCGGTCATAGTAGTGGCTGAAGACTGGCTCTATCCCTGAGGACACATTGTCAGCTGATAGACTGATGGTCCCAGTTGGGGCCACAGACAACAGATGGCTGTTGCGGATCCCATGCATACCGATGGCTGCTTGGATGTGGTCTGGTAGTGTCTTGATGAAGTTAGACTCCAGATACTTGACGTTATCATAGAGGGGGAAGCTCCCCTTCTCAGCTGCAAGTACCACTGATGCCAAGTAGCATTGGTCTCTGATGACGCCCATGACTTCACCTAGCTTATCTAGGAACTCTTCAGAGCCATACCTTAGACCCAGCGTCTCTAGGGCATTGGCTACCCCAGTCACACCTAGGCCCATCCTACGTTTATCCTTAGCTTCCTTCTCTTGGGCTGGCATAGGATAGACCGCACGGTCCACTACGTTGTCCATCGCTCTCACGACTGCAGGGATGTCTCTAGACAGCTGCATGATATCTAGGGAGAACTCATCGGTGTAGGGGTCTTGTCTGATGTACTTGGTCAGGTTGAATGACCCCAGCAAGCACGCGCCGTTAGGTGGCAGGGGCTGCTCACCACATGGGTTAGTGGCTGCTATGGTCTCACAATACCACAGGTTATTCTTCTGGTTGATACGGTCGATGAACAAGATGCCTGGCTCTGCCCAATCCCAGGTAGACCTGAGGATATCATCCCAGAGGGCTCTGGCATCCACTGTCTTGTACACTTGGCCCTCAAAGGTCAGGTCAAAGAAGTCACCAGTCTTGACTGCGTTCATGAAGGCATCAGTAACCCCGACACTAATGTTAAACCCTGTCAGGTTAGTGCTGTTGTTCTTGGCTCTGATGAACTCCTCGATGTCTGGGTGGTCTACACGTAAGACACCCATCTGAGCCCCTCTACGGTGTCCCGCTGAGGCTATGGTCTGGCATACAGCATCAAAGATACCCATGAAGCTGATGGGGCCTGATGACTTACTGTCGAGGCTTTTGATCAGGGCACCTCTCGGTCGTAGGGTGCTGAAGTCATAGCCTATGCCACCCCCAAGCTGCATGGTTCTAGCTGCGTTGGTAGCAGCCGCCATGATGCCTTCCATGCTGTCCTCGATGGTAGGGGACACAAAGCAGTTGTAGGGCGTCACGGTCCGGGGTGCGCCCATAGCACTCTGTACCCTGCCAGCTGGTAGGAAGCGCTGGTTGTACAGTATGTTTCTAAAGGTATCGAAGTGATCGTCACTGTCCTTGAGGGCATTAGCTACCCTTGTCATAGCCTCTTTGAAGCTCTCGCCTACTGAGCGATACTTCATCTTATGTATTTCCTCTGAGATTGGCAGGGCTGGGCCAAAGTCGTTCTTCATGTCATTCATTGGGGTTATTACCTTCAAGCATATTGATACGCATCTCGCAGTAACGGATGCACTTCTCTAGATCTGTGATTTCGGATTCGTTCTTGGTTAGACCATCGTAGGTCTTGCTGCCTGCGCGGCTGGCATACTTGATGACGTTACCACGCCAGAACTCCATGCCGTTTCTCATGATGTATCTGACGGGCTGTATGGGCCACTGGGTGTAATGTAATGGGTTCTTTACTGGGTCAGTCATGGGTTGTCTCCAGTACTTTCCTGGGGCGTCCACCACGTTTGTTGTTTGGGTTTGAGTTGCGGCCAAGAACTAGGATTCCACCGCAGCGATCCACGAAACGGCGGTTCTCTTCTTTGCATACAGCGACATAGTGGTCCCACTGGGACAGCACTGAGGCTTCAGTCATCCCTGTGCTACGTTTTCGTGGTATTAGTTTCATGTCTTGGCTCCCATAGTTTGATTGTGTTGTTGTCTAAGTCCCAATCCTCATACCTGAGGATCCGCGCTAGTCGGGCTTGGGTAAGCGCATAGTTCGCGTTTAGTTTCTGCTTGGCATATGCGTTGACCACTGTGGGCCAACTAGGGTTTTGCTTGAGCAGTTTCTCGGCTGTTTTAGGGCCAACCGAGGGACACCCAGTGTAGCCATCGGTGACATCGCCAGTGAGTGCTTGGGTGTAGAACCATAGATCTGCTTGGGCCTTGTTGATCGTTTGAAACTCACCAGACATAGGTCTGAAGAGCTTACATGGCACCGACTTGAGATCCTTGTCATCGCTGATGACTATGGTTTGATGACCCGGTGCTGAACCTAAGATGCCCATGACATCATCGGCTTCCAGCATCGGCTCTATGTGCCATCGGTAAGTCTTCTTGACCCACCTCAGCATCTCCAGGTAGCCAACGGGCTTCCTGACTTTCTTACGTCCACCTTTGTATGTGGAATCTAGTTCTTTTCTGAAGTTACCTTTGTCAGACAAGCAGACAATGAAGTTACCAGTGCCCAGGTGGTCACAGAAGTCATCTATAGTCTTCTGGAATACCTTCTTAGCTTCCTTCAGATCTGTAGACAGGGACCATATGTCATCACCCCAGTCTATCTCTGTCTCACAGGCCGCACAGGCTCTGTAGAGATACAAGTCGCCATCAATGAGAAGTACTGTCCCTTCCTGAGGCGATTGCAAATACTTCTTTAAGTAGCTCATCTAGCTCTCCTTTAGCTTCCATGCCGTACTCTGTGATGATCCACTTATGGGCATAGGTTTCGTCGCCGACATTGGTTGTGATCAGGCCCTCGCTGGCAGCTATGGCAACGTAGAAGGCACCTTTGCGTGAGAAGTCTCCGCTGATGCTGAAGGGCTGTCTCCACGCCCTATCCAAGACCAAGTAGAAGCACATGAAGTGTGCCATCTGGGGGTTAACCTCAGTGTGTAGCAGCCCAAGTTGCTCCCACGGAATGTTCTGAGGTGATGGATATTTTAGTTTTGAGAGCAACCCCTGCTTCTTGCGCCATTCTTCTAGTGATATCACCGACATCGGCAGCTACCTCTTCTGTTTTACATGCGATTTGAACTTCATCGTGGATCCACCCAACGATGTATGCGTCACCTTCGTGATGCCTGGTTAACTCAGCATCTACTAAGTCTACCCACTTCTTGCAGATGACAGCGCCAGCTGACTGTAGAAGCTGAGAGAGCAGCTTGTGCTCACTACGGACATTTAACAGACGTCCATCGAGGCCTTTGAGGTGGCCGCGCTGGTATGCCCTGCGAAGGTTTGTCTGAAGCTGTGCGAAGGCTGGGATGGCCTTGTTGAAGTTGTCTTTAAGCTTCTTGCCTTGCGTAGCGTTGCCCCCGGCAATCTTACCGATCAGCTGATCACCGCCGCCATACATGGTGGCATAGATAAACGTCTTGGCTTGATCTCTGGTGGCTAGACCAGCTGCCTTCTGGTTGTGCGTATGGATATCACCATCGAGCACCTGTTTTGCATACTCACCACCGTCATCCAGGTAATGCGCTAGACACCTAAGTTCCAACCCTGACAGGTCAGACCCAAGCAAACACCAGCCCTCAGGCACCGTGAATAATCTACGGCACTCTGCGCCATACGGAAGGCCACACTTAGGCACCTGGGCTAGGTTGGGCCCTCGATGAGATGCTCGGCCACTGACAGTGCCCCCAGACACGATTGTGTGCCTGATGCGTCCATCGTCATCAACCTTCTTGAGCCACGCTTGTGGACCCTCAGCTAACTGGCCGACCCTCTTCTGTACAAGGAAGAACTCAGCCAACGCCTGTGCCTCAGGGTAGTGCAGCCCAGCAAGTACTGTTTCGTCTACCTGAGCATGTCCGTTGTCTGTGAACTTCTTAGGTTTCCAGGCGTACTTCTGCTTGAGACAGAACTCTATGTGCCGCCGTGAGCTAGGGTTAAAATGGATGGTCTTACGTTTAACAAATAGCTCACCCTTCTTGTAGCCACGGGCTCTGTTGTTGACCTTAGGATAGAAGTCTTCGGTTACTTCCCAGGGCGGGAAGAGCTCATGCAAACCATCTTCTAGCTCTTGCCGCTTCTGTGCTAACTCAGAGTATAGCTTGGTGGCTGCAGCCTTGTCGAAGGTCCAACCATTGTTACCAATGCGGAAGCAAACCTCAGCCAACCTGTGCTCTAGGTCTATGCTTTCTTGGCTGAACCCGCTGTCCATAAACACCTGGTACAAGGTCATAGTGACAGCGGTGTCTTGAAGACAGTAGTCCAGCATCTCTTGGCTGAAGTTCTCCCAGCCACCATCGTATTCACCTTTGTATATACCGATGCGATAACCCCATGCCTTGAGGCTGTGGCTACCTATGAGCTTCCGGGGGAACTCATGAGGCTTGAGTTGATGCTTGATTGTATCTGTCTCGGCTAACGTAGTTCTCATTAACCGGGACATAACTAATGTATCTGAGACTTTGCCTATGACGCTAAAGTCTGGATACAGCTTCTGAAGAACAGGGATGTCGTAAGCTATAATGTTGTGACCGATGACTTCCTCGGCATTCATCAAGACGTACAGCGCACGGTCTATCTCATCGGGACCAAACGATAGCTTCTCGTTGGTCTCAACGTGTCTTAGACAAATGCAATGTACGGTGCTTACAGTATCGAGTAGGCCGTTGCTCTCCAGGTCAAAGACCCAGCGGCTCAATCTTTAGTTGGCCTTGCCTTAGGGCGTAGGCTAGTCATGGGTGCTAAGTTCTTAGCTGGCTGTACCAGTTGCGCCTTGAAGCACTGGTCCAACGATTGTTGATATAGGTCCTTCTTGTGTGCCCAAGACACACAGTCATCAAAGGATTCAAAAGCCACAATGGCTACAAAAGAGTTTACTAGGTTCATTTGATCTCCTCTACCATTTGAATACGCTCGCCAATCCAGCGCATCACAGGCACAGCCATTGAGTTGCCCATAGCTTTGTAGCGAGGGCCATCTGGGCAGCTTTCCGCTGGCTTGTTGCGATATGGAATTTGAGTGTAGTTGTCGGGAAAGCCTTGTAAGCGCTCGCATTCTGTTGGCGTTAAGCGGCGTACTGCGCTGGCTTGAGCCACTGCTGGTGGATTACCACCACCATGGCTGCCGACTGATGATTGCGGCGTTGAGCCATCTGTCTGGCAGTCTGGTACTGACATGTTTGAACTAAAAGCAACTGGCTGCAGAACACCTTCTTCCACATCTCTCGCACCTAGGGCATTTAATCCTCTGGCGGTCAATGTGCCAATGGTGTCTCGTTCAAGTATTAGATGCCCATTGTTAGCTGACTGATGGGTGAGCTTACCGCCACCGCATTGCGTGTCTAAACTACCCGCTACCGCTGGCACAAAATGATTTACGGCTGCGCCTTCTGGCTTCCCGCTTGGGCCACCTGTGAAAGAGCTTGCAGCAATTGTTCCGGCAGCTTCTTCCCGCGTTTGTCTGCTCGGCGCAGGATGCCCTGACAGGCTTTCGCGCTCAAATAGAACCGCTGTGGAACGTCTCCAGTCTCCAAGGTATCCGACAACGAACACACGTTTGCGTCTTTGGGCCAATCCGAAGTATTGAGCGTCAAGGCTTCTCCATGAGAACCCGTACCCGAGTTCCCCCAACGCCCCGAGGAAGGCTCCAAAGTCCCGTCCTTTGTTGCTAGACAGGACGCCGGGGACATTTTCCCAGACAACCCATTTGGGCTTATATCTATCAGCGACCCCAAGATAGGTGAGCATGAGGTTACCACGCGGGTCATCAAGTCCTTTGCGGAGACCTGCGACACTGAATGATTGGCAAGGGGTTCCCCCCACGAGAAGGTCAATTGGTTCATCAGGCCATTCCTTGTAATTTGTCATGTCTCCATGATTTGGTGTATTTGGGTATTTGTGGGCTAATACAGCTGATGGAAACTTATCGATTTCACTAAACCACTGAGGTTTCCACCCAAGTGGGTGCCAAGCTACTGTCGCTGCTTCCACGCCAGAACATACAGATCCATACCTCACCTGTTATCACCTGACCCCTCAAGCTTCCCACGCTCTTGGCGTGACTTAAGCTTCTCCAGATTCATGTGGGCGACCTCGTTAAGGCTGATGCCCAGGTCACGGGACAGCGCAGCGATATACCAAAGGCAGTCACCAAGCTCTGAAGCTATAGCAACGCGCTGGGCATCCTTGAGGTCCTCTAGACCACCCTGGTCAATCCCGTGATCTCTGATTAGCTTCTTGATCTTGTCACAGACCTCGCCTGCCTCTGAGGCCAACCCCAGTGCTGGATAGACAACCTTCCACTTGTAGATGGCAGTGGCAGCTGTGTCTGCCTGGTAGTCGTTCATGGTCAGGGAATACAGATAGTCTGTCTCTCTATTTCTCATGTTGCTCTCCTCTTCGTTAAAATGGTGCGTCGAAGGCACCGAAGTTGCCCTCGGCATCTTTGAGCCTGCCTGTGCTCTGACTGTATTGAAGGACACCAGCTGCACCGACTTCCCCAGTGTGCCGGTTCTTCAGGACCACTAGGTTACGCAGGCCAGCTGTGGGTTCATCTGGGTCTACTTGGATGCCGATGCAGCAATCAGCTAGCTGGGCTATTGCATGGGATCCACGTAGTTGGCTGAGGCTTACCTTGGCACCGCCTTCGTGCCCTGTGTCGCCCTGGGGGCGGCGTAGGTGGCTCACGACGATCAGACAGATGTTGAGCTCTTGAACTAAGACACGCAGCCTGTTCATGATGTCATCTACCAGGCGTCTTTCGTCTGACACTTGCCCCGTCAACCCAGACACTAGGATGCTGATGTGGTCTAAGAAGATGACCTCCGCGCCCAGCGCCTTGTTCATGTAGCGAATGCGATTCAAGATGATGTCTATGTCGGTCGAACCAAAGTGATCGAACAGATAGAACTGACGGTCTTTGACTAGGTCATCAAAGGACGCCTCGATCTCTTCCTTGGTGGTGCAGTCAGGATCCACACTGATGTTCTTATCCATGTGTAGACCAACCATGCCCTGGGCGGTTCTCTTGGTTGTCTCTTCCAGCATCAACATGCCGATCTGAAAGCCACCCATGTGGACATGGTAGGCAATCTCTCGGACAAAGGTTGACTTACCCACACCACTACCAGCGGCTATTGTCACAAGGGATCCAAGCCTCAACCCTTTGGTGATCTCGTTAAGACGCTGATAGGGGTACTGGATAGGAGACACGGCCTCTTGTTCGCCTATGGTCTCCCTCAGATCTGATGCACTTACGATACCATCCGGGCGGTACTCACGCGCCTGCCAGATAGCATCCATGATGGCTTTGGCATTACCGTCCACCAGAGCCTCTGAGGCGTCCTTGTAGGAGCCTAAGTTAGCTATCTTAGCCATGCCTATCGGAAGGGCCTCAGCGCACTCCAGAGCCGCCTCTTGGCCTGCCTTGTCGTTGTCAAACATCAGTATGATTTCTTTGAAGCCACACAGGTAATCGTAGTTGTTCATGAGGGCTTTTTTGGCTGACTGGGATCCGTTGGGGACACTGACGGTCGGCCACTTGTTACCTTGTGCTTGAGACACCGACATGCAGTCTATCTCGCCCTCGGTTATCACCAGCTTGCTGCCGTTAGACCAGAGGTGAGACCCAAACAGGGTCATGGCCTTGGCATCACCTACGATGGAAAACTTCTTGTCTTTCGTGCGTACTTTCTGAGCGCAGCGCTGGCCGTTCTTGTCGCGATAGGTCGCAAGTTGCACCACTTGACCACCGTGCTTGCCGACACTGTAGTCAAACTTTCTGCATGTGGCCTCAGTCAGCTTGCGTGATGCTAGGTGCAAGTGCTCGCCGGGGACTAGGTCACGGTTAGGCGGTGTCTTACTTATAGTGCGCTCATATCCAAACTCTTCCTTGCCATAGGTGGCGCACCCAAAGCAGTAGGTATGACCATCGTCATACAAAGCAGCGTTGTCTTTGCTTCCACAGGTTTCGCAGGGGACATGGCCAACAAAGTCGCTTTCGATAAGCTCAGTCATGGAGCACCTGCTTTAATCCAAGCAGTCACCTGACCCATAAGCTCCTTAGCTTGGGTCTGGCATAGGGTCATTGTCTTGATTGCTTCTATTGCCGAATCTACTTCCTTGTCGGTTTTAGCCATCAAAGATTGGAGTTCCTTATGGAGAGCAATAAGCTTTTCACTTATCTGCTCGTCTTGGTTACCGTCTGGCCCAAAGAACTCTTCTCTAATCTCTGACACCCAGCCCCACCTGGTGATGTCTAAGCATTCAGCCACAGCTTGGTCGGTGTCTTTACCTTTGTATCTCTGCTTTTCAATGTCGTAGACGTCCTGCAGTAAGCCAATAATAGAAAGCTTTTGCTCTCTAGTGGGTTTGACAAGGTCATTGGTTTCTGCAGATTTCGGGGTAGTTTTTCTTTTAGTCGTCATGTGGTTTCTCCCAATAATAAAAAAGGGGCGACCTAAGCCGCCCCCTTGCTCTCCTTTGTTGTGGCTTCTTTCAGCCAGTCGTCAGGTATAACCTTATTGGCATACCTAAACCCGTGCCTCTCGCAGTAGGCTGCGTAGGTGGTCTTGGATCCCTTGTAGAGCTTTGCATTCTGATTGCTGAAGACAAACCTGATGTCTAAGTCAGGCTGTTGTTTCTGGATCAGAAGGTGCTTGGCTCTATCCATGACAGTCCAACGCCCCTTGGTTTCGACATAGAAAAAGCCGCCGGGTTTTGGCAGCTTGAAGTCTGGGGTGTACTTGGATTGTCTGGCAGGGATCACATAGAGGATCTTCTCGGTCTCATAGAGTAGCTCGATGCCAGCTTCTTTGATTTGCTGGGCGACCTTGTCTTCTAGACCAGAGCGAAACCCATACTTGAGACTAACCTGTTTAGAAGTCGTAGTTATCTTCTTCAGCGTCTTTGGTCCCAAAGCTTTGAGCTCCTGTTACTGTGTTGGCTACATAGCCGCCCTCGACAGCATCAAAGCCACCACCGTCACCACCACCGCTCGACACTGGGTCAATCACTTGTACGGCACCTAGGCGCAGGCTGATCCCCTTTTTGCCAGCTGAGGTGTAGCCATCAGCAATTCCTTTGACACGTAAAGTTGATCCACCATAAATATCTGGAACTTGGTTTGGTGGGATGGGGTTACCTTTGGCATCAAAGTACTTAGGTTCGTACTTGGATTGAAACTTAAAGACGATCTCGCCAGTCTCAGGGTCCTGATCCATAGGCATCATCACCTTATCCTTAGCGCCAAAGCTTTCACTTTTGACTTCCTCTAAGATTGCCTGCAAAGGCCCCGCGTTCTCTGGTGATACCTTGAGTTGCACCTTGTATTTGCCCTCAGCATCAAAGGCTGTGTCTGGGCGTCCTGGTTGCAGCCAAGGATATTGGGCTGTTCCAGCTGGGCTTGTAAATCTAGTCTTGCTCATCTTTTTTAGTCTCCTGATTGGTTTGGTTTGATTTAGCCCCAGGCAAAGTTACCTTCGCCTCTTTGGCTTGCTTGAGAAGCCAGTCGGGGATGTCCTGTCCTTGGTTTTGGAACAGGCTACACAAGCCCAAGATTTTCTCTCTTGGGTGCATTTCGACGATCCTTTTCTGTTACTTCTTCGATAGGGGTCTCTTAGTCCCAGACGCAAAAAAGGCCCCACTTAGGGGGCCTCTTTGGTTTGTCAAAATCCCAACCTTAACTAATTTAGATGGGCATTGGGATTAACTAAGTCATTCTTTGGTTTGAGGGTCACAGTGACTGTGTGATGCTCTATCTTCCAATCAAGATACTCTGAATCATCTTTCATGTTTTCATAAGCAGCAACGCATTCATCATGGGAATCCAATTCTTCCGAAACTTCTTCCCAGTAGAAAACGCCCTCGCCTACATACCACTGACCATACAAGACATAATAATCACGGGCTTCATATGCTTTTTCCATAATGACCCCCCTACGAAAAACAGTATTCACTGTCGCGGATAGCACTAATGTCTAGGTCACCTTTGGCTGGCACCGGGGGTAGATCCATGTCTGGGTCAGACAGTCGATCCCGGCATTCATTCTCAAAGTTCGCAAAGACGCACTGGTCCTCATACATGTTTACGAAAGCATCCCGGATGCAGTGGTAGAACTTCCATGTCTTATCGATAGACGTCCCAAAGCTGTCGTGGATCATAAAGAAGTCTTCCACGCCATTCTCTAAGCCCTCACAAATCGACAAGTGCATATGGGCAGCATCTAGGCTGTGGATAGCATTAGGGCTAACCCCATTCCTAGACTTACGTGTGTCAAACACAGAACCAAAGCTACTCACGTTGACCCTAGTTTCTTTCCTGAGCTTTGCCTCTCGATCCCACAAGAAGATCCTCACACGCTTTACGTCAGCCTTGGTGTAGCGCTGGATAACTGGAAAGCCTGAGGGTGACGTCCAGCGTACAGACTTACTTTCCCTAGCCAGAGCATCCGCATATGCTTGGTAGAACTCCATGCCAGACGCCACTGACTTGATGACCGTCTGGACCGCTTGGTAGTTTACCTTAGCCAAGAACCTAGCATATGACTCTTGTTCTCTACGGCTTACCCCAAACGGATGCTCACTAAGCTCACCATAGCTTACAGCCTTCTGTAGTGGCTGCATGAGGTCCTCGATCAGTTGATCACCAAAGCCTCTCTCAGCTGAACTGTATCCGTAAGTCATGACGTTACGCTTGACCGTGGATCTACCGACACCAAAAGACAACCAGACCTTAGCCTCTTCAGAGTTATCCAGCTTAAGCAACCTGTTTACCTCATCAGCAACCACTTGGTAGACGTCTTGGCATTCATCTGATGGGGTCAGGTTAACCATAGCTCCATCCTTGTGACGCAAGGCAGCTGCATAGTGTTGAACACCAGAGTTAGTGCCATCTAGGCTAATCGGTAGGTGACAGACGTAATCCTCGATGCCTTCATCTTGAAGCTTCTTGTATTCGACACAGGCAGCTAGGAACTGGAAGGGCTTGTCAGCCTTAGACCAGATGTCAAAGGATGCCTTGAAGTCTTCAGCCACACTAAGGATCATGGGCTCGTTGTCTAAGCACCATTGGATCCTGTCTTCTAAAGACTTCTTAGAGATCTTATCGAAGTCACCTACGTTGGCTAAGTGGATAGACAACCACCCAGCATCACTATCCTCGATCTTCTTGCCTCTAGCGAACATGAAGAGCGACTTGATGTGATCATTGCGATGGTAGTTGAAACTAGAGACAGGATACATTCGTCCTCTAAAGTCTAAAGACCAGCCGATGTAGAACTCATTAAACTTAGACATCTCTCTAGCGTCATGAAGATCACAGGCTATGACTTGGACGTTGGCCTTAGCCTCAATCCTTTTGACATGCCAAGCCTTCTGGTCCTTCCTGATTTGCTGAATGTATTCCTCAGACAGACCCGAGGTGTCCTCAGGTAACCTAGGTAACTCTGGTGGCTCCATCTCTGGAAACTTACCAAAGCGCTTCCCTTCTTCAGACACCCATTCCAATGCATCTAGGGTAGTAGGGTTTATCTTGAGAGGGGTGGCTTGAAGTGCATTCAAAGCTTGAAGATACTTAGGTTGACCATACTTCAGACTGTTGTCTATAGCCCTGCGTTGCTCCCCAGTAGACTTACGAACTAGAGGAACCAGAGAAGACAAGACGTCATCCAGGTAGACACCAGTGTCAAAGTCTTCCCAAGCTGTCGGGGGTACAACCATTGGACCAAACATAGGTGTGGCCCAAGCCTCTCTTTCAGTCATCGAGAGTAGTTGTTCACTGGCTTCATCGGTCAACTCAAGTGACCTTAGAGTCTTTAAGTTGACTGTTGTCTCAGTGAGGTTGAAGACACCAGAATACTCTAGGATGGCGCTTAGGATGGGAGCAGCTACTGCTACTCTCTTTCTCATAGACCACTTAGTGACACTGTAGCCTTCCTTGTCTGCAATAATACGCATGGCCTTGAACCTATAGCGTTCACTCGAGTGAGCCTTAGTGACTTGGGTAGACAAACGCTTAAAGAGGTCCTTGTCATGCATCTGCAGGCCTTCAGCCCACTTCTCATGCTCGACCCTAGAGCCAATGTTACTTAGGGCACCAGTGAGTAGGTTCGTATGTAAGACAGCGTCAAAGCAACAGTTGAGACCAATGTATGCTAGGACATCAGGATCTTGGTTCTCTAACTCCTCGTACCAAACTGACTTCTTACCAAAGCCACTAGAGAACCTCTGTAAGTCTTCTTGGAGTGCTAATGTTATTGCTTGTGATACCTTCGGGAGTGCCTCTACGATGATCCTGTGTGGGACCTCTTGTTGGCTTGGTTTTTGTTTCTCTTGTCTTCCCTGGTATCTCTCGAAACCCTTAGATTTCATTTGCTGCTCGATGCGAGTCTGATGCTCGCTTAGGGTATTAAGTGTATTCACTTCACGCCCCCCTCAAATGACCACTCTGTCTTAGGTGGAGCTTGGTGTGGGGCACTCCAACTACTTGCGCTGCGACCGTGGCAGCTACCGTCTAGGTTAGGCTGTTGCATCTATAGTTCTCCCGTGTTTTTCTCTTTTAGGGGTCTCTTAGTCAAACCCTTGATATCATTAGATTATTTTAGAGGCCAAAATAGGCCCTTAAGAGAGCATCTGGTGTGCTATTTCTTGAAGCGTCTCGGGCTTGGAATGGACATACTTAGCGGTCGTTTGACCACTACGATGACCTAAGATTCTTCCGATCAGCACCGTGTTAACTTGTAGATCATTAGCCATGTAGGTAGCGGCTGTGTGTCTTAGTGTATGAAACACAAAGCTACTGTCGTTTGGTGCAATCTGTCTACGTGCTTCTGCCCACGAATTGTAAAACTTACGGTGCGAGTGATGCTTTTTTGGGCAAAAGTCTAACTCTTGTAAAGCGAGGTAGACACTTTTGGGGCAAGGGACCATCCTGTCATCCCCGTTCTTTGTGTTAGTCAGAGATATCCAAGTGCCAGCCGAATCGGTGACAACCATTTCTGGGGTAATACTGAGGATCTCACCCAAGCGCATACCAGTGCCAACACCGATGGCAACCAGGTGCTTCATCCACCAGTGCTGGTGACCATCAAAGAAGGCCTTCAGTAGGTCGAGCTCACCAGCATCCATCCAGCGCACTCGGCCACCCTTGATCTTAGCGAAGGTGATCTTGGGTGCCTTCTTGACAATCTCTAGATCCAAGGCTTGCTTGTAGACGCGGCTGACAGCTGCCTTGTAGTGGTTAATGGTGTTCTCACACAGCCCCTGCTCTTTTAGGTGACCCACGTAGTCGTGGATGTCCACTGCAGTGATCTGATCGAGGGGCTTCTTGCCGATACCTTGGAAGGCACCGAACCGCGCCAGTTTGGCTTTGGTTTCTGCTAGGTGTTTCCCAGACCACATGCGAGTGGCTTCTTTGTTTACGAAGTTGCTAAAAGTAATCATCTGTAAGTCTCCCAACTACTGACAAGGTAAAACATCGTCTTCGGTCATCTCAACGGAACCAAAGCCATCTAAAAATACACAGTGTGATGTATCTAATATCTTCCATATGAAATGAGGCTGAACCCTGAACCACTCACCACGGATACTATGCTTCCTAAGTTTTGAGTGGATACGTTGCTCTAATTGAAAACAGTCCTTTTCAGAGTACATTCCAAAATAAGCCCAGATGAATAACTCATTCCATGAGGCAGACTGCAAAGAACGAAGCCTCCCTTTTGGGTGCATACTTATGCCCACCTTTAAAACGCTATCGTCCTCACGGCACTTAATTATGTAGAGGTACTTGTATTTACTTTTGATTTCAGTTGATCGTTCACCTAAGTCCATCTGTAAGTCTCCCAACTACTGACGTTATGACGTTATGACGTTGTGTGTGTCCCAGGCAGCATCCTTGAGTGCCTGGTCTATAGCCTCATCGCGGCTAAGGGTGGTCTGGTAGCTATCTAGGCTGCAGACACGGCAGTATTCGGTGACGGTAACGGCGTTACCCCAGCGGCTATCGTCAACGTAGGTTATGCAAGTGCAAGTCATCATGTAGTCTCCTTGTTGAACAAGGGCTCTGATGATTCCGATGATGACATTGGTTGGTAGCGGAGGAGGGACTTGAACCCCCGACACGCGGATTATGATTCCGCTGCTTTCCCCTGTCATCTCCGGGCCATCGACCCTTAATCATCAGATAGTAATTCCTGATGCATAAATCAAGAAGTTTTTGTCTCAAATGTATATAGAGGGCTCTTAGTCCAACCCCAGTTGAAAAAACACCGATCACTTCGTCAGCGTAAACTGATGGAAGCTCCGATGTTAGTTGGGTCATCTTCCTAAGGCAAAGCCATTTAAGTTTTCTTGATTAGCAAGACAACCATCATACCGATCAGAATGGCGTCGGTTATTGGGACAGGAAATCCAGAGATCATGGATACCCCCTTTCGCTTGTGGTTGTGGGTGACCGGGGATCGATCTCGGTCACCACTATAGCCTCAGAGCATTCTTAGTGATTGCTCCAAGGTTTCCTTGTTTCGCCGGGTCCAGCCACGGCCAAATGTCTCAAAGGTGCTTAGGCGCTCATAGAACCTCTGACGCGCATCATGCATCTTCTCGATGATCTCACGGGGCTCCATGTCAGCGACAGCCTGCAGGGTCTTAGGACCGATGGCTCCATCAGCTGTGGATCCTATGATCCGCTGTAGTGCTTTAGCTGCTCTGCCAGGGCCTGAGTTCACACCCCAGTCCACCACCGACCAATCGACGCCGCTGGGTAGGTCATCAAAGCGTACACCATCGAAGTAGTTCTTTCGGTAAATCGGGGCCACCTTAGTGAAATCTAGGTTCTTCATGTCCTCGATGGTTACCTTATGCCCGACCCACTCCTCATAGACCTTCTGGGTCACACCGAGGTTAGTAGGGCCACCTGGATCATCTACATGATTTACGAAGCCACCTTCGTGGTGCAAAAGCATAGACAAGCATTTATCAAAGTTCTTCTTCATTTCTTGAGGCCCTTCATGGTCCGTATTCCAAAGCTGGCAGCTATCGAGGCGTACATGGCCCAGCTGAACCAGCTTGGTGCTGCTTGGAGATTGATGAACCCTTGTTCGACATAGGGTTGGATACCGGGGACAAAGGACCCAAGAACGATGGCAATGAAGCACAAGGTCCAAGCCTCATCTTTCCAGCTATCCTTAGATGCCTCGATGGCTGCTTGCTCCCAAGAGATCTCCCCGGTTGCTATCATCAGCTTGGTCTCGGCTTCAGCTTTCTTAACGGCTGTCTTTCCATCGATGTAGGAAGCTGCCAGTCCACCTAGGCTTGTCAGTATGGTCCCAATCATTTCTCAGACCCCAGCCAAACCGCGAAGGCCCCCGTCATGGCTCCTGTGACCGTAGCAGTCAGCGCGGTTGCCTGGGACGTCATGGCTTCTGGGGTTAGACCCATGAACCACCACAGCACCTCTAGGTAGGCGTAGGTCATCACAAGCATCATGATGCGGGGCAGTAGCTTCCACGCCAGTATGCGTTCCATTGCTATTGTCATCTTAAGTTACCTCAATATCTACTGTGTCACCCATGAGAGGGGGCGGGGGGATGATGCGCCCGTTCTTGTCGTATCTGGTGTATGTCGATTGAATCGGGCTAGGTTTCTCATTGTCTTGGTAGGCCTTAGGTGGCTCAGGTTGGATATCCTGGTATGGCTTGAAGACAATGTTCTGGTGTGTATGGAAGGGCATAGAGACTTTCATAGGCTAGCCGTTCACGGCCTTGTCGAGACCCCAAAACATAAAGACGCAGCCGCCTACAAAGATCAGGACACCAGCTGTCATAGAGAGACCCCAGAACATCTTGTCCCTGGCGGCTGCTTGAGCCTTCAGTGCGTCTGCGTGTCTCTTCCTTGCGGCACCCATTTCTCGGACAACGGTGTCCCAAGTCCCTGGTCGGCCATAGAGCCTGCAGACAGACTCCAGTTCCTTCATGGTCTCATCGTACTTGAGTTTGCTTTGGGCTATCGCCAGACCCTCCTGCTCGGGGCTAGAGAGACGCCCCAGTGGACCCTTGTGTTTACCTGACTCGGCCAGCTGGATTTCACTATCGATCTGCCCAAGTTTACCAAAGTGCGGTAGTAAGTCATTGATGTCTCGGCCTGCCTTAATGGCCGTGGAGATGCCGCCGCCAATCTTAGCGACAGCACCCGCCAAGGCGAGTACTTCGATCATAGGTTGAACCCCATGTTATTACATTTGTTATACTGGTGGTGGTGCTAGCGACCCGCTTCAATCAAGCGGTCTATCTTAGCATCCAGGGTGTCCAAGCGGCCCATGACGCGAGACATGGCTTGGTTCACTTCGTCGCGCCGAGCGTAGTCACGGGCGAACTCTTCACGTGTTCTAGAGAGTAGTATGGATATTCTGTTGATTTCTTCGTAAGCGGATCTGAGGATCCAACCTACTAGAGCTAATAAAACTGTGAGGGCTCCCGACCAGATGACCTCTGTCTCCATCAGTCTGCCTCTGCAATCGTTAGTGTGCCAGCCTCAACCTGACGCATGATCTCTGCGTAGTGGCGGTT